CTGGTTCATTCCGGGGCGGCTCTTTTGTGCTTTTCAGAGTGCAGCCGGGGCCGGTTGCCTGATACCGGGGCCGGGGGATATATCCACCGCCACCGGGCCGGGGTGAGTGGCGAAAATTCCCACAAAAATAAAAAGGCTTTATTCCTAACAAACTATATTCAGTGTTAAACCAATTCAGTTACAAAAGATATTCAGTAACAAAATATTTTCAACTTCCTATTGACAACAAAATAAATTCAGTGTATAGTGTCATCAAGAGGTGATTACCATGTATATCAACAAGGCTATTCGAGATTTGATGAAAACCAAAAATGTTTCTCTGACCACCATGGCAAAGGCTCTCGGGAAGGAGCGAGGCAATGAAATCAGCTCCCGGCTGAGAAGCAACAACCTGTCCTTCAACAGTGCTGTGGAAATGCTCTCTGCCCTCGGCTACGAAGTGGTCATTCAGGAGCGGAAGCCCGGTGTCCGCAGAGCTGACCAGATCGTGATTGACCAGAAAGAAGACCCGAAGTATGACCTGGACGCTCTGTTGGGGTCAGGCGGTGATGGCGAGTGAGGTATGGCTATGGCCGTGTGTCAGCCAAAGACCAGAGCCTCGCTCGGCAGCTTGCCGCTCTGAAAGCCTATGCTCCTGACCTGGACGATGACCACATCTTCACCGACAAACAGAGCGGGAAGAACTTCAACCGGAAGCAGTACATAAAGCTGAAATCCATCCTGCTTCCCGGGGACGAGGTTCTGGTGGAGGAATTGGACAGGCTGGGCCGCAACAAGGAAGAGATCAAAGCGGAACTGGAATGGTTCAAGGCTCATGGGGTCATCGTCCGGGTGTTTGATATTCCCACCACCTTGATTGACTTCCAGGGACAGGACTGGGTTGCCGATATGGTCAACAACATCTTGATTGAGGTTCTGGGTGCTGTGGCCGAACAGGAGCGGAAGAAGATACGGAAGCGTCAGGCTGAGGGCATCAAGGCTATGCCGGTTGTGAATGGGCGGCGGGTTTCCGCCAAGACCGGTAGAGGCTTTGGCCGTCCGGCCCGGGAGCTGGACATGGACGAGTTCAAAGGGCTTTTGCAGAAACAGCGGGAGGGCCTGATTACCGTCAGGGACGCTTGCCGTCAGCTCGGTATCAGCCGCCCTACATGGTATGAGAAAGTGAGAAAGGTGGTATGACCTCATGGGACAGTATGACAATTACAGCAATGAGAAGAATATCGCCAAGGCACAAAAGAGGCTGGATAAGCTGACGGCCAAGCGTGACCCTGACCCGTATGAAGTGGAGCTGGCCCGGAGGGAGCTGGAAACGGCAAAGCTGTTTGAGCGGTGTCAAATCTTCGGGACAGAGGGGTGGACGAAGAGCATCTACAATCCCAATGCCAGCATCATGTTCAGTGATGATAACGAGGTCATGATGTTCTTCGACAAGCTGATCTCCTACCGGGATATAAGCTCCTACGCCATTGTTGAAAATATCGTCAAAGAGGCGCATACTAAGACCAAGAAGACCGGAGCGATCACCCGGGCCGTTGTGGGCGGTGCGATTGCCGGAGGGGTCGGGGTCGTGGCCGGGGCGATCACGGCGGGGTCAAAGTCCAGTACCATCGTGCATGAGATACCGGACGGCTTCTATCTGCAAATCTTTCTGAAAGACGGGTCTGGGTATCAATGCCCGGTTCCGAGTGACGGGGCGATTTCCAATAAAGTCCCGAAGATGTGGCTCCACCTGGCGAGTAAATTGCAGACCATCGTGGAACAGAACAAAGAGTGAGGCTCCCGCTGGGGCGGGAGTGACAGCCATTACGGGCTATCGGAGCAATCCGGTAGCCCTTTTCTTTTTTTGGGAGGTCATTATGAAAATTGATGTGCTGGGGACGAAATACAATCTGCGCCGGGTCAACTTTGACCAGGACGAGTTCATGCGGAAGATGAACTACGGCGGCTACTGTGACAACAACACCAAGGAGATCGTCATTCTCAATCTCAAAAGCACCCCGGATTGGGCCTCGGCTCAGGAAGAGGTCATTCAGCGCATGGAGAAGTGTACCATTCGGCATGAGCTGGTTCACGCTTTTCTCAATGAGTCCGGCTTACAGTGGAACAGCTTTGCCCCGGAAAAGGCTTGGGCCAAAAATGAGGAAATGGTGGACTGGTTTGCCATTCAGGCCCCGAAAATGTTTGAGGCTTTCCGGCTGGCCGGGGCCATTTGAGGTGATTTCATGGATTATCAGAAACTCGCAGAGAGTATCAAGCGGCATATTGAAAACCGGCCCAGGGACGCTTCGGCGTACACTGACCTCTTTTCCCTCTGCCGCCAGTGGGAGGAAGAGAATTTTCAGGAGGCTCACGCTCTGAACAAGGAGCTGCGGGTCATGGCGGCAAAGCAACTGCGCCTTGCCTCCCCTTCGGAAGCGGAAAGGTTCTATGAGGCATGGAGGAAGAGCCTCCTGTTCGATGCGCCGCACAATTTTGATGCGTTCATGACCTATATTGAGCTTGACCGGAAGCCGGAAAAGCGGTTCTATGCCCCCAGACGGCATTACCTGAAACCGATGGTACAGGGTTTTCAGGACATACTTGACAAAAAGCTGCGTCTTTTGACAATATCCATGCCGAAACGAGCGGGAAAGTCCCAGACCGGCATCAATTTTGTAAATATGCTCTCCGGGAAATTCCCCGACCGATCTACGCTGATGGAAGGTACCGGTGATGACCTTGTGAAGAGCTTCTACAACGGGTGCCTGGAATATCTGACGGTGCCGAACGAGTACCTGTTCTACGATGTGTTCCCGGAAGCTCGTCTGGTGCAGACCGGAGCGGACACGAAGATCATCAACCTCAAATCCAAGTCCCGCTTCCCCACCATCATGTGTCGCTCCATTGATGCTCGTCAGGTGGGCTTGTCTGAGGCCACCAATGTCCTGTACCTTGATGACTGTGTGGAGGGCCGTGAAGAGGCGAAGAACCGGCAGCGGCTTGATGATAAGTGGGAGGTGATCTCCGGCGACATTATGGGCCGTGCCATTGAGGGTACCCCCATGGTCTTCACTGGCACCCGGTATTCCATTTATGACCCCATTGGTCGTATTCAGGAGTACGCAGAGCAACAGGGTTGGGCATGGAGGGCCATTGAGATACCGGCCCTTGACCCCATCACGGACGAAAGCAATTATGAGTATGAACGAGAGGGACAGAAGATTTTCACCACGGCCTACTTCCGGGAGCAGAGGGAGCTTCTGTCTGCCGAGCAGTTTGAGAGTGAGTTCCAGCAACAGCCCTTTGAGGCCAAGGGTCTTCTCTTCAACAAGGACGAACTGAACTATTTCTTTGAGCTGCCGCCCGACCGGGAGCCGGACACCATCATTGCCGTAGGAGATACCGCCGAAAGCGGTTCTGACTCCACCTCCATGCCGGTAGCCGTCATCTATGGCACCGAAGTCTACATTGTGGATGTGGTCTTTGACGATGCTCCCGCCGAGGTGACAAAGCCGGAGTGCGCCAAGTGTCTGATCTTTAACAAGGTCGCCTCCGCCACCTTCGAGGCCAATAACGCCGGTCAGTATTATGCCCGGGATGTGGCTGATATTATCCGGCAGCAAGGGTACTCCATCGGTATTCGGACAAAGCGTACCATTTCCAACAAGCAGACCCGGATTGAGTTTGCCTCCGACAATATCAAGAAGAACTTCTACTTCAAACACCCCACCACCTACAAGCGGGGCAGTCAGTATTGGAACTTCATGAAGGAGTTGACCACCTACACTCGGAGCGGTAAGGTGCCGCATGATGACGCACCTGACTCCCTGGCTCTGCTGGAAAATGAAATCCGTATGCTGAGTGGCGGGAAAATCGAAATCTTCAAACGGCCTTGCTGATACCTTGCGCTTTTTACTCTCCAATGGTATTATAAAGAGTTAGGCCATTGACAAGCATTAGAGATTATGCTATGATGTGAGGTGATAGAAAGGCATTTTGCGGGGAGGTGATTGAATGGGAGCCAGGACATTGTTTGGTCGTAGGGTAATCTATGCCGATGTGACCGAGATCAACGACAGCAACATCATTGATGTTCTTCAAAAGGCTCTGTTCACTCACCTCATGAACCAGGCGGATATTAACTACCTCTACCGGTATTACAAGGGCGATCAGCCCATTCTTTACCGGAAGAAGGATGTTCGGCCTGAAATCAACAACAAAGTCGTTGAGAACCGGGCCAATGAGATCGTGTCCTTCAAGGTTGGCTACCTGATGGGGGAGCCTGTTCAGTATGTCAGCCGGAAAGATGACAAGGGTATCGCTGAGGCGGTGACCCGGCTGAATGACTACACTTTGTCCGAAGATAAGCCCTCTGAGGACGCTGAACTGGCCGAGTGGTGGCACATCTGCGGCACATCGTACAGAATGGTGCTGCCGGACGGCGAAGCTGATCTGGAAGAGGACGAGGCCCCCTTTGAGATTTACACCCTTGACCCTCGCTTTGCTTTTGTGGTCTACTCCACGGCCCTCGGCAACCCTCCCATTATGGGCGTGAAGTATGTCCTCAAAGACGATGGGGTTCTGGTCTTTAGCTGCTATACGGATGACCACTTCTATGAGGTGGAAAATACCTGGGCAATCAGACGAAGCGAAGAGCAGTATTTGGGCATCCCCATCATTGAATACCCGGCCAACAAGTCCCGGCTGGGTGCCTTTGAGATTGTCCTTCCTCTGCTGGACGCAATCAATACCACGGAGTCTAACCGCATTGACGGAGTGGAGCAGTTCATTCAGTCCCTCATGCTCTTCCACAATGTCGATATTTCTTCCGAAGACTACCGGGAGCTGCGGGACGAGGGCGCAATCAAGTTCAAGGACATTGACCCGCAGTTTAAGGCGGAAATTGAGTATCTGACCGCAGAGCTGAACCAGACCCAGACGCAGACCCTTGTAGACAGTATGTATAACATCGTCCTGACCATCTGCGGTATGCCGAACCGTAACGGCGGCTCTTCTACCAGCGATACCGGCACCGCCGTCATCATGCGTGATGGCTGGTCTGCTGCCGAGGCAAGAGCAAAGGACTCGGAGCGGATGTTCAGGAAGTCCGAGAAGCGGTTTTTGAAGCTCCTGCTTCGTATCTGCCGGGATTTGGGCGATCTGGACTTGAAGCTGTCTGCCATTGACATTCGCTTCACCCGCCGCAATTATGAGAATATCTCGGAAAAGGCCAATGTTCTGACCACGATGCTGAATAACCCGAAGATTGCACCGGTGTTGGCCTTTATCCATTGCGGTATGTTCTCTGACCCCCAGGTGGCTTACAAAATGAGCATGGAGTATGTGGCCGAGCAGGAGGCCAAGGCCGAGAAGCTGGCCGCACAGCAACAGACCAAGGAGGGTGACGAGGGAAATGAACCCGGTCGTAAACCTGACCCCCAAGGCGGTTCAGGAGATCAATGAAATTCTCTCCCGGGGCAAGGGAGTGGAGATCGCCGTGAGAAGCGGCAAAGTGGTGGTATGGGAAACCGCCAGCAAAAAGAAATATGAGGCCGTCATAGAGAGATGACGGTGACAGCCATTACGGGCTATCGGTGAGAGCGGAAACGCTTTTACCGGTAGCCCCTTTTCTTTTGGTTTTAAGGCCGTGAGGCTTTGAATGGTCAGGGAAGACCTTAATCGCAAGGGGAGAAAACCCCACCAAAAACAGAAATCAGTGCTGAGTGAACAGCCTTGTTAAACGCAGGAGGTATTTGTTATGGCAAAGATTGACACCAGCAAGATCGAGGGGTACGCCGAGATGACCCCTGAGCAGAAGTTGGCCGCTCTGGAAGGGTTCGAGTATGAGGACAATTCCGCCGAGCTGGAAAAGCAGAAGAACGCTCTTTCCAAGGCCAACTCCGAGGCCGCCGAGTGGAAGCGCAAGCACAACGCTCTTCTTTCCGAAGAGGAAAAGAAGAAGCAGGAGGACGCTGACAAGCTGGCCCAGATGGAACAGGAGCTTGCCGATCTCCGCAAGGGCAAGACCGTTGCTGACTACAAGGCCAAGTTCGTGTCCCAGGGCTATGACGAGGCTCTGGCCGAGGACACCGCCAAGGCTCTCGCTGACGGCGACAGTGCCAAGGTCTTTGCCAACCAGAGCAAATTCCTCGAAGAGTATGCGAAGAAGGTCAAAGCTGACGCAATCAAGAAGACCCCCAAGCCCGGGGCCGGTTCTGGCTCTGGCACTGAGGGTGCCGTGGATTACGGCAAGAAGATCGAAGAGGCCCAGAAGAACGGTGATTTCACCGCCGTGGCCTACTACACCCGCCTGAAAGCTCAGGCTGAGGCCGAGGCTCAGGCGAATAACCAGTAAAGGAGAGATTGATTTATGTCCGATACTCTGGCTACCAGTTTCGGGGTACTGAACTACTCCGGTATGCTCTTCAACAAGGGCAATCCCCGCTGCCCCCTGTCCTCCATCATCGGCGGCAGAGCTAAGACCACCAATCATGTCGAGTTCGTGACCGGTCAGGAGTACGCTACCGGCGGCGGTTCTCAGCCCTCTATTTCTGAGACTGCTTCTCTGACCGCTCCCGAAGCGTCCGTTGTCACCCGTGAGCAGAAGACCAATGTCACTCAGATCTTTCAGGAGTCTGTCGGCATTTCCTACGCCAAGCAGAGCAACATGGGTACTCTGTCTGGCCTGAATGTCGCCGGTCAGCAGGCCAACCCCATGAACGAGCTGGACTTTCAGGTGGCGGCGAAGATGGCGAAGATCAACGCCGACATCGAGTACACCTTCATCAACGGCAAGTTCAGCAAGGCCACCTCTGACGCTACCGTGAACAAGACCCGTGGTCTGGTGACTGCTATCACCTCCAACACCACCGCAATGGGTAGCAAGCCCCTCGGCCTGTGGGACATTGCTGACATGGTGAAGAAGATTTACGGGGCCAACGCCCCTACCGATGGCCTGTGCCTGTGGTGTGACGCTACCACGCTGTTCCAGGTCAACGCTGACGCTGTTCAGAACGGCCTGACCGTGGTTCCCGCTGCCCGGGAGATCAACGGCATTGCCCTGTCCAGTGTGGTCACTCCTATCGGCGTGGTCTACCTGTACCTGGGCGAGTGTCTTCCCGCTGGCACCGCTCTGCTGCTGAACCTGAATGTGATCGCTCCCGTGTACCAGCCTGTTCCCGGCAAGGGCAACTTCTTCCTGGAGCCTCTGGCGAAGACCGGTGCCGGTGAGAAGTATCAGCTCTTCGGCCAGATCGGCCTTGACCACGGCCCTGAGTGGTACCACGGCAAGTTCACCGACATTGCTCAGAGCTTCACCGCTCCCAAGTACAGCCGGAGCGTGTTCATTGCCAACGATACCAGCAATCCCGTGAACACCAAGGAAGTCGGGGCTGGCGGCTAATTTGATGAAAGGTAGGTGAAAAGCCATGACCGATGCTGAGAAGCTGTCCATGTTGAAAACCATGACCGGCGAGAAGGACGAGGATGTGCTTTCCACCTACCTTTCTATCGCTGGCAACAAAGTCCTGAAACGGGCTTATCCCTTTGATACCACCGTGACCAAGGTGCCTGACCAGTACGCCTACAATCAGGTGGAAATTGCGGCCTATCTTCTGAACAAGCGAGGGGCTGAGGGCGAAACGGCGCATAGCGAGAACGGCATTTCCCGCTCCTATGAGGACGGGGATGTGCCTCCCACCCTGTTGCGTGAGATCATTCCCTTTGCCGGTATCGTGCGGAAGGAAGTGGCCCCGTGAGAACGATGGAGCGCAACAAGTCCTCTTACTGGTACCTCCTGTATGACCGTAAAGAGGCGGTCAAGGACGAAGAGGGCAATGAAACGGGAGATACCCGTGTGGTCTACAAAGAGGCCGTGAAGCGGCGGGACAATGTTTCTGCTGCCACCGGTACCGCTCAGGTTGAGCAGTTCGGAAATTTCATCTCCTATGACAAGGTGATCGTCACCGATGACCTCTCCTGTCCGATTGATGAAAATACCGTCCTGTTCATAGACAAGGAGCCGGAGTATGACGATGACGGGAACCCCCTGTATGACTACATCGTGAAGCGGGTCGCCAAGAGCCTCAATTCCATCTCCTACGCCGTGAGCAAGGTGACTGTATCGTGAAGACCATCAAAGTTCCCCTGTCCGTGGCCGGGATTGATAACGCCATTCGGGAGATTGACCGCTATAAGAGCTGGCTGAAAGCAAGGACAAGTGTTCTGCTGGACAGGCTGGCCCAGGAAGGTCTTTCCGTGGCCTCTGCCAATTTCGCAAAGGCGGCGTATGACGGCACCAATGATGTTTCTGTTTCCGTAGAGCAGCGGGAGCAAAGTGTCAGGGCCGTGGTAGCGGTAGGGGCCTCCGTGCTGTTCATTGAGTTCGGCACCGGTGTTGTCTACCCGGACAATCACCCGGAGGCCGCAGACCTCGGGATGCGCCGGGGCGAATACGGGGCCGGTCATGGTAAGCAACCGTCCTGGGGCTACTACGGTGACCCCGGCACGAACGGAAAAGTTCACGCAAAGGACGATGGTACTACCGTGGTCATCACCCAGGGTAACCCCGCCAATATGTCGATGTACGAAACCGTGAAGCATTTGCAAATGATTTTGCCCGGACTGGCGAAGGAGGTGTTTCGGTGATTGATGTAGAGAGCCAGATTTATACACCGATTGCAGAGGCACTTCGGAAAGCCTTTCCTGAGATCAATGTGAGCGGTGAGTATGTCAAGGCACCGTCTTCTTTCCCTCATGTGAGCATCGTGGAGCAGGACAATTATCCCACGCTGGAACACATGAGCAACGGTGACCGGGAGAAGTTCGCCACTCTGATGTATGAGGTGAATGTCTACTCCAACAAGTCCACCGGGAAAAAGACCCAGTGCCGAAGCATTATGAAGGTCATTGATGACCTCATGTATCAGTTCAATTTCACTCGCATTTCCATGTCCCCAATCCCGAATTTGGAGAACGCAAGTATATACCGCCTGGTGGCCCGGTATCGGGCTGAAACGGACGGTGCCAATCTGTATAGGAGGTAAAGTAATATGGCTATTTCCACTTACAAGGTCTTTCTGATGAAGAAGGGTACCAGTGCTGACACCTATGAGAAGCTGGTTGACATTAAGGAGTTTCCCGATCTGGGCGGTGAGCCTGAAATGTTGGAAACTACCACGCTGTCTGACAATATGCAGACCTATATCGCCGGTATTCAGTCCCTCGATGGTCTGTCCTTTACCGCTAACTATGATATGACCGATTTTCAGAAGCTCAAGGCTCTGGAAGGTAAGACCGATAGTTACGCTGTCTGGTTTGGTGGTCAGGAGAGCGGCGGTGTTGTGACTCCCGATGGCTCTAACGGCAAGTTCGAGTTTGACGGCCAGTTGTCCGTTTATCCCGTTGGCGGCGGCGTGAATGAGGTTGTGGATATGAACATCTCCATTGCCCCTTCCACCCCGATCACTTTCTCTGCTGAGTAATCACAATCGGCCTGAATGATAAGGAGGATTTATCATGGCTAAGACACTGACAATTAAAGACCCCGTTTCCGGCGAGAACTACACGCTGGAATACACCCGCAAGAGCGTTGAGATCATGGAGAAACAGGGCTTCGTGGCCGAGGAAGTTGACCGCAAGCCTATGACCATGCTCCCGGCCCTGTTTGCCGGTGCGTTTATCGCTCGGCACCGCTTCGTGAAGAAGGAGGTCATTGACCGTATCTACGCCCGTCTGCCCCGTAAGGACGAGCTTATCCCGAAGCTGGTCGAGATGTATAACGAACCCATTCTCACTCTCATGGAGGAACCCGCCTCTGACGAGGGTGACGAGGGTGACGAGGGAAACATGGAGTGGACTGCCAACTGGTAAGCGGGTTGCAGTCCAATGAACGAGGGGGCGGTGGCGTAATGCGCCCCGCTCCCCGTTTCGCTTACACTCAGAAATTCTACGATGTGTTCCCCTACTACCTGGCGATTGGCATGACCCCGGAACAGTATTGGGAGGGGGATTGTGAGCTGGTCAGGTACTACCGAAAGGCCGCTCAAATCCGGCAAGATTTGAAAAATCAGGACGCTTGGTTACAGGGGATGTATGTGTATCAGGCGATTGGCAATCTGGCCCCTATCCTCAGAGCCTTTGCGAAGAAGGGAGTCAAAGCCATTCCCTATCCCGATCAGCCCTTTGCCTTTGACACCAAGCAGAAGGACGAACGGCAGGAGGCGAAGCGGGAAAAGCAGGATGAAAAGGCGAAAGCCTACTTCCAGGCATTGGCCCTGTCGCTCAACAAGAAATTTCAGGAGAAAGGTGGTGGCGTGAATGGCTGATAATGTGGAAATTCAGGGTTTGGAATTTCAAATTCAGGAGAACAGTGCCGGTGCAGTAACCGGTCTGAACAATCTGAAAAAGGCCCTGAGTGGGTTGAAGACGGTTTCCGTTGGCAGCGCAAACAATTTGAGCAAGACTGCCACGGGTATTCGTGAATTGACCAATGCCCTGAAAGGCTTGAACACCGGTGACGCTTCCCAGAAAATCAATCGCCTTGCTACCGCTTTAGCGGCTCTGGGGAACCTCAGCAGTTTTCGTTCTACCACCAACTCCATCGTCAAATTAAATTCCGCATTAACTCAGTTAAAGTGGACGGACGGGGACAAATTGGCAAGTCTGGCTAATGGTTTGCGCCCCCTGTCCGAATTGGACAAAGCACATCTGACCAGCTTCATCAATCAGCTCGGGAAACTGCCCGGGGTGATTAACGAGCTGGAAAAGGCGGACATTGATAAGTTCACCCGGCAGATGAAAGATTTGTCCGCTGCCATGAAGCCTTTTGCCGATGAAATGCAGAAGGTTTCCAACGGTTTCTCTGCTTTCCCCTCTAAAATTCAGAGGATTATTGCCAGCACAAACCGCTACAACGGCACTGTGAACAAGGCCGCTTCCGGCACCTGGGCATGGTCTGAGGCTCTGGCCGGTATCAAGCTCTCCACGGTGATCTACGCCTCTAACCGGATTGGTGCGGTCATTGCCGAGTATATGTATGAAGCCTCCGAGTGGGAGGGCATCATGTACCGCTTTGGCCGAGCGTTTGGAGAAGAGGCGGAAGAGAACTACAAGTGGATATTGAAGCTCAACTCCGAGTTGCAGATCAATGTCCAGAAGTTCATGCAGTATGCGTCCATCTACGGCACTATGCTGAAAGGCTTTGGTGTCGCTCAGAAGGATGCTGCCGCCATGGCAATGAATTATACGGAACTGACCTATGACATTTGGGCCGGTTACAACGACATTTACAAGACCTTTGAGGACGCTGCCATTGCCGTCCGCTCCGCAATCGCCGGTGAGGTAGAGCCTATCCGCAGAGCCGGTTTCACCATCGTGGACTCTCAGTTGAAGATCACGGCGGCAAACTATGGCATTGCGTATAGTACCCAGAGTGCCAGCGAGGAATTGAAGTCCTATCTGCGATACCTGACCCTGATTGACCAGGCAAGGGCGCAGGACTTGATTGGCACCTATGCCCGGGAGATGACCACCGCAGAAGGTCTTATGAGAACCTTGCGGCAGCAACTCGCTTCTCTTTCTCAGGCATTTGGTTCCTTCCTGCTTCCCGCTCTGGTGAAGGTTCTGCCCTATGTGCAAGCCTTTGTGGAGCTGATTGGAGAGGCCATTGCGGCCCTCGCCCAGCTCTTCGGCATTGACCTGAAACCGGTAGATTTCAGCAGCGGCGTGAACGCCGGTGCCGCTGGTGCCGGGGCCATGGCTGACAACCTGGAAGATGCTTCTGGTGCCGCAAAGAAGTTGAAGCAGTACACCGCTGGTTTTGACGAGCTGAATGTCTTTGACCCCAATCAGGGTTCCGGTGGAGCCGGTATTGGTGCCGGTGGCGGCGGTAGCCTTGAAGGGATGTTCGACATTGACAAGCTGTGGGACGAGAGCATTTTCAACAGCATCAACAGCCAGGTTGACGAGCTGAAAGAGAAGTTGAAGGATGTGCTGGCTACTGTCACCAGTATTGCCGCTGGCATCCTGGCCTGGAAGGTCGCCAAGGACTTCTTGACCGCTCTGAAACTGCTGAAAGAGCTTGGCTCCAAGGGCTTCGCTTTCAAGCTCGACTTCCAGGTACTCGGCCTCGCAATGTTCCTGGCGGACTTGAAGGAGTTTGAGCGGTACCTGAGAGATTTCCTCGACAACGGCCCCACCTTCCAGAATGTCGCCGGTATGATTAGTTCCTTTGCCGGTATGGTCGGTGACGCACTGATTATGCTCGGCAACCTGAAAGTCGGCGGTGCGCTGAAAGTCATCCAGGGCATCGGAGAGATCGTCATTGGTATCAGCGATATAGCTGCCAACGGCCTCAATGTGGACAATGCTCTCACGGTTGTCCGGGGTTTAACCAATGTCGCAATCGGTATCGGCGTGTTCACCGGCAATATCAAGCTGGCGGCATGGAGCGTGGCAATTCAGGGGTTCACCACCATCATCCGGGAGATCGCCACGAATTGGGATGCAATCAAGCAAGGCGATTGGAGCGGCGTGGACAAAGTGGCCCTTATCATCGGCGGTCTGGAAATTCTGGGCGGTCTGGTGGTCGCTCTGGATGTGTTCTCCAAGCTGAAAGGCATCACCAACCTGGGCAAAGCCACAACTGCCATGAACACCCTCACCACGGCCACCGACACGATTGATACCACCGTCAGCACTGGCCTCTCTCCCAAGCTGACCTCCCTGGCAAAGAACCTCGGTTTGGTGGTCGGCATCGTGGCCGAAGTATCTGCCGCCGCAATCATCGTGGTAGGTGCAATCGCCATCATGGGCCATGAGCTGGATGAAGTCGGAAAGGCATGGCAACCGGTCATTGAGAACGGAGCCACCGTAGCCACGGCAATCGGCCTGGGTGCTGGTATTCTGGGCGCAGTCGGCCTTGCCGCTTATGCCCTGGGTACCGGAGGCAAGACCATAGCCGTGAACATCGGCCTCGGTACCGCAATCCTGTTGGAGCTGGGAGTGGCAACCGGGCTGTTCCTGGTTGAAATCTGGGCCGTAGGCAAGGGACTGGACGAGATCGGTCAGGCATGGCAACCGGTTCTGGATAACGGTGAAGAGATTGCTACTGCTATTGGAGTCGGCACCGGCCTTCTGGTCGGCGTAGGTGCGGCAACCGCCGCTCTCGGCGCAATCACCATCGGTACGGCTGGTCTGCTTCCTGCGGCAATCGCCTTGGGAGCCGGTATTCTGGCGGAAATGGCCCTGGCTTGTATCGGTCTGGTGGAAAGCCTACGGTCTGTTGCGGACGAACTGAACAATAACCTTGCCCCTTCTCTTCGGGAGTTGAACGGTACTCTTCCGCAGCTCACCGATGATATGTCCGATTTCGTGGATTTCATGTCTGACTTTGCTGGGGAGATCAGTTCTTATACTGACTCCATGGGCGGTATCACCTGGGACAGCATTGTGAGTGGGTTCCAGAAGCTCTTTGCTGGCAATCCCATTGGTGACTTTGCTGACGATGTGAATGACATTTATACGGACACCAAAAGCCTGAATGACGAGCTTCGGCTTGCTAACCCGGAACTGCAAACCGCTGTAACTCTGTTGACGCAGTATGCCGCTCTTATGGAGCAGCTTGGTATTCTGACGCAGGAAAACGGTACGACAAATCTGGCAACCGGTATTTTTACCAATCTGCAAGTCTGCGGTGAGCAGCTTGTGACTGGCTTCTCTACCGGTATGACGAACAAAATGCCGCTCATTCAGGCCAATGTGGAGCAGATGAAGACCACCCTTGACACCAATTTCAATACGCTGGTGGACGGGGTTGTGCAGAAGTGGCAGACCGGCTTGAACACCATGAACACGGACTTCACCACCTTCCGCACGAATACGCTCCTTGGCTTCACGGACTTCCAGACTCAAATGACAATCGGCATGGACAGCTTCACGACCACCTTCCCGAAGGGATGGAGTTCTATGTGGAGAGGTATGACCAATACCGCTATCACTCAATGGAACGCTACTCTGACTGCAATGGAAAGGGGCATGAACAACGCCATCCGGTCGCTCAACAATGTTATCCGTCAGATCAACAAGGTATCGAAATTCACCGGTATCAGCCTGAGTTATTTCAGTGAAATCAGCGTAGACCGTATTCAGTACATGGCTGAGGGCGGTTTCGTGGATGAAGGGCAGCTCTTCATTGCGAGAGAGGCCGGAGCTGAGATGGTGGGTGCCATGGGACGGCGTACTGCCGTTGCCAACAATGACCAAATTGTTGAGGGCATTTCCGCTGGCGTGTCCGTTGCCAACGATGGCGTGATCGCCGCTATCTATGCACTCATGAATATCATCGAGGATAAGGATTTGTCCGTGTCCATCGGTGATGATGTGATTGGCCGGTCTTATGACCGGTACAGCAGAAACAGAGGTGTCCGTGTGAACAGCGGAGCATTCTCGAACGCTTACTAAGGGGGTAGGGATATATGGCTTCTTTCATCAAGATCAATGGTCGTGATTATCCCTGCCCCCGAAGGGGCTTGGAAATGATGGTCGCTACCATAGTGGACTCCGCCCGGAACGCAAACGCCGTGGTGGTAGGACAGGTAGTGGGCCGTGAACAGCAGAAGTTAAACAATTTGGAATGGGCTTACCTGACTGCGGAACAGTGGTCGGCTATCTTGAAGGAGTTCTCCAATTTCTATGTGACGGTCAGTTACCCGGATATGGTGAACAACACCTGGACTACCCGGAAGATGTACCCCGGAGATCGTACCGCAGAGCCGTTCCACCTTGACCCTGTGACCCAATTACCTATTGACTACATTAACTGTAAGGTCAATCTCATTGACTGTGGTGAACCGCTCTAAGGAGGGATAGGAGCATGAAATCTGTCAGCAACGCTTATAAGGCCAGCATGAAAGCCATGCTCCGAAATCGTTCCTATGTCCGTATCACCTTCGGCAATGTGGACACCACCGCAGCTACGGACGGCGAGTGGGAAAGCAATGGGGCGGCAAGTATCTCTGAATTTGAAACGGTGGATTATGCCTACCAGTATGGAGATACCTATGTGTCTTTAGAGTTGAACCGCTGGGCTTTGGACGGAAAGAGTCTGCTTGTCCCTACCGGGGAAGATGTGCAAGACGGCTTTATTTCGAGCCTCATGAGTGACGCAGAGGGGAATTTCACTACCCCTCCGGTCATTACACGAGAGTTTTCCTTGAAGCATATCTTCCCCGGTTTAACCCTGACCTTCGACACCAGACAGCAGGAATGGCCGCTTGAAGTCACCGCAGATTTCTACCTGAACGGTGCTGTCGTTGATACTCAGACGGTTTCTATTACCAGTGTCCAGACCACGATCAGCACCACGGCCACGGAGGTAGACAAGGTGACAATCACCTTTGACCGGTGCTTACCCTATCGCAGACCCAGATTGGAGAATGTACTTTACGGCCTAAATGTCCAGTTCGTGAACAAGGATATTGTTTCCACTCAGCAGAAACATGATGTTGACCCTCTGAGCCGGAGGTTGCCGACAGAAACAATGCAGTTCACGATCTTGGATTATGAACACAAGTACGACCCCGACAACCCGGCTGGTATCTATGCCTATGTGGATAAGAATTCTCCCATTGAAATTCAATTCGGCTATGAGTTGCCGGACGGCTCTGTGGAATGGATAAAGCCAGACAATTATGTTCTGAATGCCAAGCCCAGCGCACAAAACAATCAGGCCACCTTCAACGGAACCGGGCTGATCGGGAGTCTGACCGGAACCTTCTATAAGAGCAAACTCGGTTCCAAGAGCCTTTACGACATGGTGCAGGAAGTTCTTCTGGACGCAGGATTGACCCTGACGGAGCAAGGTGAAAATCCCTGGGAGATTGATGACGCTCTAAAGGATATGTTTACCACGGCGGCTCTTCCCATTGACACCCACATGAACTGCTTGCAGCTTATCGCTCATGCGGCCTGTTGCCGCCTCTATACGGACGATGACAACATTATCCATATCAGACCCTTTGGTGTTACCGTCATCGGCATATACAACGGCGTATGGGCCGACAACGGCCATGTTTGGTTCAGTGAGTGGGACACGGTGGACAAGGGCAACACAGCAGAGAATACCTACGCCACTTTCGAGTTGAACCGGTGGACGCTGGGTGGTGACAGTCAGATCATTCTTCCCGACAGCAATGCCGGTCAGAGAGGTTATATCAGTGAGGCCATGACCGGAGCGGACGGGTCTTTCGCAAATCCCCCGGTCTTTACAAAGACCTTCGATGTGCCTCACGATCTCCCGGTCTTGGCAATTCGCTTTGATACGGTACTCAATGAATTTCCCGGTGCGGTTCAGGTGAAATATTACCACGATGATACTCTGCTTGATACCCAGACCGCAGCTATTGACTCCGTGGAAGTGTATGTGTCCTCCAATCTGGCAATCGAGTGTACCAAAATTGAAGTGACCATGATCGGAAACTTACCCTATCGGAGAGCCAGAGTCACTAAGGTTTACTACCGAGAAACGGACTTCACTCTGGACTTCACCTCTATTGGGGAGAACAGTCAGAAGATTTCCAAAATTGATGAATTGAAGTCCGTTTCCGTAGCCCGGTACTCCTACACGGCTTCCAATGACACTTCCACACTTTACGAGGGAACGACCACCGAAACTGAGCTTCATGTTGAGTTCTCTGGTCTTGCACAAGATGTTCAAATCTCTGTATCTGGTGGGACACTGGTATCTTCCAATATCTACGCCAGAGCTGCGGACTTAGTGTTATCCTCCGGCACTAAGACCGTAACGATCACGGGCAAAACACTGACTGAGAATTCGGTGGTCGTTTCCTACCCCGTTGCTCAGTCCGGCGAGATTGACAAGGAGGAAAACCCCCTTATCACCAATGATACGATGTGTCAGGCTCTTGCCAATCATGTAAAGAGTTATCTGCAAATGCGGAACACCTATGAGGCCACTTACCGGGGCAACCCGGAAATGGAAGTGGGTGACATTATCGGTTTGCAGACCCTTTACACTGACGAGATGGACGCTCTGATCTTGGTGGACGAAATCACTTTTGACGGCTCTCTGAGCGGAAAGATGACGGTGAAAGGCTTGATATGAGTGTAATTGATAATCTGATTTTCGACAGAACCCAAGCCGATGTTGACCGTGTATTTGAACTGAAAAACAAAATCCTGACCGGGGGAGGGCTTTCCGCCCTCACCTCGGAGGAACAGACAGAATACATGGCCGGAATGAAAGGGGCTTACAACTACACCGATTTCAACCGGATTGGGGAAGCAATCTCCTATCTGGTGGAGCGGATGAAGGATTTGGCTATCTACGATGACAGCATTATCCCGAAGGTGGATTGGGCGGTGGGAGATTGGCCCACGCAGAGTCAGATTTCCAATCTTCTGACCTGTCTGACCAAACTGAGAGCCAAACTCAATCTACCGGCAAATGCCCCTTCTGTCCCTGGGTCTATGGACTACATGACCTATCAACTGGCAAATGACATTGAGCAGTTGCTTTTCATGATCGACAGCAGAGTGACACAAACAACCGCTCCCTTCCCCTACACAGGGGTTCTGTACTGCGGACAATAAAAAGGAGGAACATGAAACGCTATGAAAGACACCACCATCAAGGGAAACGGAAAGTCCAGTATCATTCGGGCACCTTCCGATATGCCTGCTACCTTCGAGGAATGGAGGCAACAACTGATCGCCGGAAACGGCTACTTAGATGTTGTTCTAAATACCGACACCACCGGAGCAAACGCCGGTTGTGATGTGGTGGGAACACCTCTAAGCAAGGCAAATCTGCTGGATGATACCACGAAAGCGGCACTGGAACTGGACGGGGCAGACCCCACGGTGAATGACGCTCTCTACGCCTTGAGCCAGAAGGGTTCTCCGGCTGAGTGCCATGTCTACGCCGATAACGGCACCACCGTCACCATGACAAAGGGGGACACTGTTCTTTCCGCTGTGGCCTCTGGTGGAGAAGCCGTTCTCTATCCCGCCGAGCTGGGAGATTGGTCTATCAAATACACCTACGGCGGCTCTCAGAAGACAAAAACCTATACGCTGGAAGTCATTGGTATTGTATATGTCTATCCCTTCAATATCACGGGCACCTTGGAGCAGACCGATTGGTCTGAAATCGCTCTGTGTTCTCAGTTCGGACAGGCCAAGAATTATTTCTCCGTGGGCGATCAGAAGACCGTCAGCATTAACAGTACGAACTACAAGGTTCAGATTATCGGCTTTGACCACGATCAGTTGACTTCTGGTGGAATGGCTGGTATCACCTTCCAGCTTGTGGACTGCCTCAATCAGACCGCTCAGATGAACAGTTCTAACACGAACGCCGGTGGCTGGAACAATTCTGCCATGCGTACTCGAATGAGTACCTACCTGAGTCAGTTACCCGCAGCTCTGCGAAATGTTATTAAGACGGTCAACAAGCGGACTTCCGCTGGCAATCAGTCCTCTTCTATCCAGACTACTCAGGACAAGTTGTTCCTGCTGTCTGAGATTGAGATTTTTGGTGCTACCACCTACTCTTTTGCTGGTGAAGGTACTCAGTATGAGTATTATGCCGCTGGCAACACCACAATCAAAAAGGTCAATGGTTCTGCGAACGCCTGGTGGGAGCGTTCGCCTCGTAGCGGCAGCACCAACCTTTTCTGCATTGTGGACTACTCGGGTGACGCCGACGATGGCTACGCCAGCGACTCCG